CGATCTGCGCGTGCAGGTCAGCGATCTCGGCTTGGAAGGCCACCTTGCGTAGGTCGCGCTCAGCTTCGTAGAACTTCTTCAGGACCGCTACACGATCCTCCTTGCCGAGGTCCATGGAGGCGAGGATGGCGGCCCAGTAGTCGCGCTCCTGCGCCTTGCCGAAGGTCTGGAAGCTGCCCTGCTCGAGCTTCATGCGGTCGAAGGCGTCGCGCTGCGCGGCGAGCTCGGCCTCGAAGCCGGCCATCCTGTTCTTGTCCGCGCCCTCGAAGGTCTTGGTGCCCTTGGGCTCCGTACCGGCGCCGGCGCCCTGCTCGACCTTGAAGTCGAACAGCTCCTCGATCCGCTTGGCGGTCTCCGCGGAAGAGCGCACCATTTCTTCGCCGGCCATCTTCCAGCGGGCCGTGATGTTGGCGCTCCGCGCGGCGATGCGCTTGCCGGCCTCCTCGAAATTGCCGCTCAGCGCCAAGCCGATTGCCTCGCCGATCGCCACGAAGGGCTCGGTCATGTTGAAGACCAGCGCCTTGATGACCTCCCAGACCATGAGCACGGCGTTGCGCAGGCCGTAGAACACGGTGAGCAGCCCGCCGATCGCGCCCCTCATCACCAGCACCGCCCCTGGCCCGGCGTCGCTCAGCCAGTTGGCCAGGTCGGCCAGGATCGGCATCAGCGCCTGGCCTACGCGGTTGGCGAGCGCCTCGGCCACGTCCTTGAGGTCGTTGATCGCCAGCTTGTACACGCGCGCGCGCTCGGCGCCGGCCGGGCCGACCTCCATCTGCAACTCCTCGGCCTTGCGCCGCGCCTCCTCCATGACTGCCGGCGTCAGGCGCACTACGAGGTTTACTTCGTCCCAGCCGCGCCCGAGCATCTCGCTCGAGGCCAGGTTGCGGTCCGTGCCCTCCTTGAAATCGAGGAGCGCCCGCAGCGCGTTCTGCATGATCGCCTGCGTATCGAGGAGCTTGCCGTTGCTGTCGCGGGTCGCCACGCCCATCTGGTTGAAGCGCTCCTCGCCCTCGCGCAGCTTCGCCACCATCTTGGAGACCATGCCCGTGTACGTGTCGGTCTGGACGTCGATGTCGCCCAGGGCGATCTTCAGCGCGGACGCTTCCTGCGTGGTGATGCCGAGCATCCGCGCGAGGTTCTCCACCTCCCGGGTGGCGTTCGCGCTGTCGTTCGCGAACTTGACCAGGAAAGCCGCGCCGCCGAGCACCGCGGTGACGCCGGCGATCGCGCCGCGGATCGCCTTGATGCCCTCCTTCAGGCCGTCGAAGTGCGCGTTCATGCCCTTCACCGACTGGGCCGTGTCCTGGCCCATGCGGTACACGCTTTCGCGCCACCCAGATTGCATGCGCTGCCCGTCGGAGATGGTCCTCTGCGCGGCCGCCTCCATCTCGGCGTTGTACTGCTTCGCGTCGGCGGTGATCTCGGTGTGAAAGCGTGGGCCGGCCATCAGGATCCCTCCGAGATCAGGTCATCGAGGATGGCGCCCGCGCTCTGGCGCGGATCCAGTCCCTGCGAGGTGTCGCGTTCGCGGCTCTTGTCGCCCAGGCCGAGGTAGACCGCGACGGAAACGTGTACGGGCGGGAACTTCGCCCAGTGCTCGAACAGCGTTTTCAGCCGGTGAAGATCCATCTGCCAGTCGACCTGGTCCCAGGTCCAGTGCAGGGCCTGGCAGATGTAGGCGGTGATCTCCTCGAGGTCTAGCTCTTCGCCGGCTGCGGCTCCCCCGTGGCGGGTTTCTCCGGGAAGCCGGCGACGCCCATCATTGCGTCGATGGCGCCCCTGATGTTCACGACGTCCATGTCCGTGGCCAGCGCGTCCTCGGTCAGGTCGGGGTAGTTGCGCTTCAGGGTCAGGTACACGCAATCGAACAGCGCCTCGAAGTCGGTCTTGAACATCGACTGCGGATCGACCTCGCCGCCGACCAGCCGCCCGAGCAGGTCCTTGTGCTTCTTCAGCGCGATGAACGGGATGGGCGGCATCGTGTACTTCTTCGCGCCGAGGGTGATTTCCTTGCCTGGAATCATCGTAGTTGGCTCATGTTGGCTTGCAGCAGGTCGAACCCGCCGGTGGCGTGCTCGATCTTCTTGTAAAGGAGGGGCTGCCGGAAGCTGACGAACCCCTCCACCATTTCGCGCACGCGTCCGCGGTTCTTCACCACGAACTTGTGCCGGTCCTTCGCCCATGCCCGGATATCTTCTGGAGCCTTGAGGTAGTGCGGCATCGCATCCAGCGCGCGGCTCCAGGCGCGGACCACCTCCTCGCGCGGGCAACCCTCGGCGATCACGTTGCGGCCGTCGAGCACCGCCAGCACTAGTTCGCGCTCGACGCCGTCCCAGCGCTGGATCTCGCCAAGCATCTCCAGCACGCGCACGCGGTTGCGCCGCGCCTCGGCCAGGTTGTCCACCGGCGTGTACGGCACGCAGTGCACCAGCTGGTACTCGGCGACGCGCCGCATCGCCTCGGTGAACGCCCGGCCGGCCTCGCCCTCCGTCACCCCCGAAGCGCGCGCGGCGTCCGCGATCGGTACGCCGTTGAGCAGGTTGCGGATGAGGAGGGCTTCTGGCTCGGTCATGGCGCCGCCTGGATCAGCTCTTCTCGCCCACGCTCCATGTGCCGATGTTGTTGCCGGAGTCCGCGAAGGCGTCGGCGTCCATCTCCGGCATGGAGAAGTCTTCGGTCTTGGAGGCTTTGCTCAGCTTGGCCGCGACGCTCGCGTTCAGCACCAGGGTTTCGCGCAGGCTGTTGTACTGCTGCGTGAACACGGTCTTGAAGCTCGGGGCGATGCCGAGCAGCTGGTTGGCGATGGTGATCTTCTCGCCGGTGGCCGCGTCGGCGTAGGTGTAGTCAATCTTCACCACGACCGCGTTCTCCGAGACGTTGAACGTGTACACGCCGGCCGCGACGGAGTATTGCCCGATCGCCGGGGCCGAGGCGACGCGCGTGAACTGCAGGCCGGTGGCCGAGTAGCGCACGCCAAGGTCGTCCACCCAGGTGGCCGAGTTGGCCACCGTGACGGCGCCGGTGGTGATGGTGCCGAGCTCGTCCTCCGATACCTTGACCTGGCCGGTGGCCTTGGTCTGGCCGAAGAACAGGCTGTTGAAGACGCGCCCGGAGAACTGCGCGAACTTGGCCTTCCAGGAGACCTTGCCGGTGCCGCGCGCCACCGCGACCGGAAACTGGTAGGAGCCGGTGAGGGTCTTGCTGCTGAAGGCGAAGTCGACGCCGCAGTCCTGCAGGATGCCGAACTTGCCGGGCGTGGGGTTGGCGCCGGAGTCGATGCCCCAGAGCGAACCGGAACCGAACGAGAATTGCATGGTGGTCTCCTGGTTGTGTCAGTGACGGATGGGTGGGGCCTGGCCTACTCGCCCGCGAGGAGCTTCTTCAGCTCCTCCTTGGCGGCATGCAGGGCGTTGTACAGCGCCGTGTCGTGCGAGATCGGCGCCTTGTGAAAATGCTCCTCGAACCACGCGTCGACGTCCTCCGCGTAGCTCGGCGCGTCCTCCTTCGCCGCGGTGAACTGCTCGATGGCCGCGGCGCCGGCGCGGTCCACCGCCTGGCCGGCGTCCCTCGCCCAGACCGCGATCACGCTTTCCTTGCTGCGCACTTCGTTCATGAGACTCTCTCCTTCGGTGGGTGGCATGGATCAGGGCGCTTCGTCGAGCGCGCCCGCCATGTTGACGAGGCGGATCGCGTACTTGACCGACAGCACGCCAGGCGTGAGCTCGGCCGCGTAGCCGCCGAAGCGCTTGCCGATCTTGCGGATCTTCGTGACGCCGATGGGCCAGGCGGTGTACGCGGTGAGCCGCGCGTGCGCTTTCACCGCGATGGCATCGGCCAGTGTTTCCCAGACCTGGGTCTGTTCGGCACGCACGTACACGTCCAGCGTCGCGGTCAGCTCGCTGTCGTCCACCTGGTCACCCATCGGGCGGGTCTGCTCGTCCTCGCCCTTGATGTTGATCGAGTTCGCCTCGCGCTCCGAGTACAGGTCCTCGCGCGCGCGCGAAACTTCCGTCACGCCGGGGATCGACGCGCAGGCAAGGAGCATGTGCTCGAGCGCCAGTTCCGAGATGGAAACGCCGGCCTGCGGGGTGGGCATCAGGGTTCCTTGCTGAGCAGCGCGAACCGCTGGCTGCCGTCCAGTTCGCTGCGCGGGTCTTCGCGGACGGCGTACTGCGTGCCGCCCACGGTCAGGATCTCGCCGCGCTGCAGGTCGGGGAACACGCTCGCCGGGTAGCGGATCGCCGGGTCGGTGGCGAACGCATTGCCGGCTTCAATCGTGGAGGTAGGCCCGTAGAAGCGCACCTGGGCCTCCTGCTCGACTCCGGCACCGGGCAGGCCAGGCGAGGGCGTCCACAGCGCCGGCTTGAGAAAGCCGGCCTTGTCGAAGGCCTCGAAGAACTTTTCGGTGGTGATCATGGGAAAGAAGGCGGCCGCCCCGCCGTAACGGGGCGGCCGGTCCTCTACCGTGTAAGGAACTGGACGCTTACGCGCCCTTGCGGCCCTGGACCAGCGTGCCCGGGCGCACGCAGTACGATAGCGGGTTCATCTGCACTTCCAGATTGATCCCCTTGTCGTTCGGCATCTGGAACTGCTTCGCGTACCGCGGGATGCCCAGGGTGTTCACCGTCTCGATGTAGTCCGCCGGCGCGTACACGGTCTTCCACAGGCCGGGCGAGCCGACCGGGAAGAAGTGCGCCTTGTCGGCGATCACGAACGGCGTGGCGCCGGAACCGCGGTAGTTCTCGAACAGGATGCCGCCGAAGTTCAGCGTCGAGTACGTGACGCCCTGGCGCAGCTGCGAGGCCTCCTGCTGCTGCAGGTAGGTCGCGCGCACCTCCGCGTTGGCGATCAGCTCGTCCCAGAACGTGTCGCTGCAGAACGCGTGCACGCCCATGAACGGCTGGCTGCCCATCGCGGCGGTGATGGTGCGGATGATCGCGGTGCAGATCTGCCGAACCACGCCGCTGGCGGCCACTGTG